CCTGAGCCTCCGCAATTAGTGTGGCCGCATCGGCGCAAGAAATGTTTGCCATGATATTTTAGAACGGATGCGAAGTGATGAACCAAGCCGTACCGTTCGAAATGATGGTAATCGAATTCCATTGCGGAGACAGCACATGTGTGGCCGCTCCGTCAATCGTCTCGGACGCGTACGCATCGACCGTCACCGTATTCGCGCCAGCATTGATGCGCTTGAAAACATAGATACGACCAGCAACCAGCGCCGCCGGGGGCAATGTCAGCGTAATCGCGCCAGCCGTCGCATCGCAGGCCAAGAAGTAATCGCCGCTCACCACGCTGCCGCTCGTCGCCACCGACCGATACGCACCGCGTGTCGCGCCGCCGCCCTGAAGATACGTCGCAATGCGGTTCTCCAGCGCCAACTTGGCCAACTCAACCTCCCACGGTGAGCGACATCCCAGCGACGCCGCCTCGTTGATGAGCGTTGCCGCCTCGTCGCATGTGATGTTTGGCATATCGTTCTATTGGAAAATCGGTTATCGTGCCATCGGACCAGCGCCGCGCTGCATCACCTCGGCGATGAAACCGCCGCCGCCGGGAGTCGCACCCTCCTCTACCTCCATCTCCTCCTCCTCACCGCGCTCGGCCAGCTTCTTGCCCTTGGATTTCTTCTCGTATCCGGGAATGGCCACACCATCAATCTCGATGACCTCCGCCTTGCCATTCTTACCAAGAACGATAGTCGCCATAGTCTGGAACGCTTCGCCCTCCGCAAGGTTCTCGGGGATTTCTACGCCTTTTGGAATCGTGAATGACGGCATACGGGGAGCATTACGCGGCCTATTGGGATGTCAATGTCTAAGCGATAACGGGCAATAAAAAACCCGCCACTAACTTTTCGGGCCAGTGACGGGGTGCCTCGTTGTGAGGCGATTTACAAGACATTCAACCTATTGATTCAACCGAGGCAACGATGTCCCAAAAAGAAAAACCCGCAAGCATTTTCACGCCTGCGGATCTTTCGTATGAACCTCTGATCGATTACGAGCAGATGATCTGGGTTAAACTGCCTGTGCAACGGCGGAAGATGATGGTCATTCCCTGGTTTGTGAATACTGGCTCACTTGCGTGAACGAACTCAGCGTAATGCTGACCCTTCTTCTCCAGCGGATCGGCGCAATCCACATCGAGCTTGTAGGCACCAGTCACCCACTGCCACTCGCCCATGTAGTTGGTCGGCATCCAGCTCAGATCGCCAACGCGATTCACTGGCCGCACGATGTGGCTCTTGAACACATACGGAGTCACGATGAACGCAGCCTCGTACGGAGCAGTCGTCCAGCTCGAATTGACGCTGAACACAGTACCCTTGGTGCCGCTCGCGCTAGTAAACGGCTGCACCAGCGTGTACTTGCCACCGGCATAGGTGAAGCGGGGCGGGAACAGATTCGGCACATGGCGATAGTTCTTAATCACCCGGTTCGCGCCGATCCGCTTGAGCAACTCCGCGCCAGCGCCACTGCCCTGATCAGCGAAGCGCAAGTCATCGCGGAACGCCGGGTTGTTCTGAGCGATGCGCTGCGAAGCCTCCAAGCCGATATATAGCGGAAATACCGGACCATCGCTGCTGTACGAGATGAAACCGGAGCTGTCGGGATTCGTCGCACCGTTACGGATCAGCGTAGCAGCCGCGACATCCAGCATCTCCTGAGTCAACTCAGAGGTGGACTGATTGAGCGCCTGACCAGCCGATCCGGTCTGAATCCACGGGAACTCATTCACGCCAGAGGGAATCGTCTCGACCTGAGTAAAGGACGAGTCGGCCACAGCCTTGATGGCGAACTTGGCGAACGTATTCTGATAGCGGGTTTCCCATGAACGCTGTGCGCGGATCGAGAGCTTCTCCAAGTACACACGCAAGAACGCCTCGACGCGATGGTCGAAGGTCAGATCGTCCTTACACAGGAGCGGACCTTTGAGGGCGAAACGCTCAGGACTCCAAGTAACGGCATTATAGCCGACCGGAACCTCGCTGTAAGTGACATCGCAAGCGCCACCGTTCTCGCCACTGGCGAGCGTGATGGCCGACCACTCCTCAGCCGCAGTCGGCTCGATGGAAGTGGTGGTGAACGAGGTCTGGGTCAAGCCAGTACCTTGAGGATACTCGCCGCGCTCAATCATATTGAGCCACATCGAGCGATACGAGGCGCGTTTATAGACGTCCTGCGCGAGCGACTCAGTCGCTACGGCGAAGGCGTTGAAGACATTGGGACAAGCCATATTGAGAAAAAATTAAACCGACGTTATCTGCATTCGGTAGGCCATTCTATCCATCCATCAAACGATGGCGGATCGGACCTACGCGCTGACCGATGCGGAGCGTCATTGCCGCTTAGACAGTTTTGCATTCGATGACCAAGCGAATGCGACTCTTAGGGTCGATGCCGAAGGGATACATTTTATGTATCACGAGTCAATTAGAATAAGTCTTGATCGGGAATGCCGTCGATGAGTTCACTCTGATCCGCCATGTACGTTTTGTATCCCTTGATGATCGTTCCGATTCTGTGCGGCTGGATGATATGTTCCTTCGCTATGAATCCTCGGAACGTATACGGACCGGGGAATTGACCCGTCATCAGCGCATAGAAATCCACGCCATCGGTCTTTGAGCCTTTGCGCGCATCGACCAGTAGCTTTCCATTCTCGTACTTCGTCGTCTTCACATCGATGCGAATGCCCGGTGGAATGGGAGGGATAATCGCGTCGTAGAGCGGGTGCGGAGGCTCGCGATCTGTGTCGATGTCGGGATAGACATTGAATAGCTTACAGAAGGCTATCTCGCCGCAGATGCCCTCCAGATCCACCGTCGAAGCGTCCTCTGGACTAATCTTTAAGTTCGTCAGATTAAAATGACGATTATTGCCGGAACGATTCTTAGCCACGAAGTGGGCCAATTTTCTCTCAGCTTGATTGAGAGAAATAACTTGACCAATTTTAATTTTACTTAACATGGTCAAAAAGACGGAAAATTTTTGAGGGGGGTATCGTAAACGAAGCCGTCCCCAAAAGGGGGTGCCCTACTTTGCCTCACAAAGTGTGCCAATCCTAGGAAAAACAATCCTTTTGTCCCATTAGATTTACTTATCCTGATGATAAGTTTTCCCCCGTTGTACAATGGGTGTTATATTCACTTCAAACGGGATTCACGCTCTGTTCCACGTGGAACAATTTATCGGGCATGGAGCCTAGCAAGTTGATGCTGACAGACGTGCTTTCGTTACCTTCACTCCATCCAAACACAAGCGCAGATCGCTTAGCTACGCTCCCAAGGATTTGTTCCCGTGTTGATTCGTCTTTGATGCCGTCCAATTCGTACCCATTGACGCGTTCAATCGTTGCAGCTGCATCCTCCGCAAGTTTGCTCCGAACGATTGCCGACAGGCTTTCCAATGATTGGGTTTTCTTTTCAGTGCAAATCGTTTGCATTTGAGCCTTCAGCTTTGTAATCCCTTCAAGTGAAGCCTTTTGCTGCAACGTTGCGCGGTTCAGTTGCAAGTCGTTTGCAATAGTCTCCCAAGTCTCCCCTGCGAAGTACTTCGCTTTTGCTTTCTCCCATTTGCTTTTATCCATTCTCATTTCATTCACTTTGTCCCACAAAGCATGCCAAGTGTCCAAACAAAAACACCACTACATATGGTATACCCAAAATCCGACACCACTACATCTTGTACGCCACTTTATCGTTAAAATCCGGGCTTTGATTTGAAAGTAAGGTGAGTACAGCGGGGCTTTTCACTTCACTTTCCATCACTTTTCTTTCGATTTATCTTGCTTTCCCCCTGTCTTCTATGACTCCCCCTGTCCCTTGAAAGAATCTCAAAATAAATCGAAATAAAACTTGCTCCCGACAGGCTTTTGCCCCATAGTGTCCCCAGATGAAATTCACTCCAATACTCGACCTGTGGGACAACGGCGTTCAGGACGCTTTGTATTCCGGCGCACTCCGTTTGCAACGGGGGCAATGGGTAAAATGCGGACAGGCTTCCCGTCCCTCCCGATTCGTGCGTGCTACCAAATCATCTATTTGGTGCGTTCACTATAGCTGCAATCAAAGAAAAGCTTTCGCCGAAGTCTGCGCCATCTTCAAACGCAAAGGGCTAAAGTGAAACGCATCACCCTCAAACGCCTATTCATTGCAGCTGCAATTGTCACCCTAGTCTTAATCCAAGCCTATCTAGAAACGACACTCGGTTTTACTCCAAACCATTAATCCCATGACCAAAAACCTATTGTCAGTAGACACCAACGCAAAGACCGTCAAAGGCCAAAAACGTGGCTTTATGACCGGAATCCTATACCTTGCGCCGGGAAAACTATCTGGCCTCATTAATGTCTGTCCCAATGCGTCCGTCGCTTGTGACAACCTCTGCCTATACTTTGCAGGCCGGGGCGCTTTTAACTCCGTTCAGCAAGCGCGCACAGCAAAGACCGTTTTCTACGTCAAAGACCGCGAAACATTCTTGGCCACGCTCAAAGAAAATGTCACAGCTGTCATCCGAAAGGCCAAGGCCAAGAAAATGGTTCCGGTCATTCGTCTCAACGGAACGTCGGACATTGGCTGGGAACGCTATACGGTCATCCAAGCGTTCAAGACGACCCGTTTTTACGACTACACCAAAAGCTTTCAACGCATGGTTTCCTTCCTAGATGGAAAGCTCCCGTCAAACTATAGCCTCACATTTTCCCGCTCCGAAACCAACGAAAACGACTGCGTTTCAATTCTCAAACGTGGCGGTAATGTGGCGGTAGTCTTTCGCAGCAAGACTCTGCCGACACACTGGCAAGGTTTTCCGGTCATCAACGGAGACGAAAACGACCTTCGTTTCCTAGATCCTAAAGGTGTCGTCGTCGGCCTTACCGCCAAGGGCAAAGCCAAATCAGACACAAGCGGTTTCGTCGTCGGTTGAAGGTACGCGTCAAGCTATCGGAAACGGTAGTTTGCGGCGTGTCTTTAACTCTCAATCCAAAGCATTCAATCCACTCAATCCAATGACCAACCGATACTCCGGCCAATGCGTCCAATGCCACGAAAACGTTCCCGCAGGCCTAGGAACCGTCTCTAAGCGCGGCCGCGCTTGGCGCATAGACTGCAATGCATGCACCGGCCGCATGTCTCAAAACACCGATCTAGTCTGCGTCAAACTATCTTCAGGCTGGACAGGCACGCGCAATGCACGCGGCCGCTGTGAAGATGCGCCATGCTGCGGTTGCTGTACTTTCTAAACCCTAAACCCAACGAACAACCCCAATGAAACTCGCAGAATTTATCCGCCTCCGCGCCTTCGAAGATCCTTTCACACTGGCCAACGAACGTTGGCAATTTGTCACCGTCAAACGCGCCGACGGGGCAGAGGATATTGGAGTCTATCGCTTCTCAACCGACTTGTGCCACGAATACGCAGACTTTCGCGCCCTCTTTAACTTAGCCTAAACCCAACGCATCCAATGAAATCAATTCAACGAATCGAAAACGCGGTAAATAATCTCATCAACGGTAACCTCACGCACGCGCGCAAGTCCGCACGCGGCCTGACATACTCTGACATATTCGACTGGCTGACAGGTCCAGTCGGATGGCCAGAAAACCGTTCCCGCGCATGCGCGGACTATCTGATCGGACGAATAGACTACCGCACCTATTGCAACGCTGATCGCTGACCTATCCTACGCGCATCATGCCGCAAGCGTGCTGCGAAAGGGTAGGCCACAAGTCCTTACTCAAATAATCCAATCCAATGAATCCAAAGCTAATCCCCATTCTCGAACGCATCATCGCCCGCGATACGGTCCTGTCATCGTTCCACGCTGACCGGCTCCCGCAATCCGCGCTTGCTTACATCCGACAAAATTACCGCATGGACTCGTTCCTATCGGACGAGGATCAAGACCTTATCGAAACTCTCGCGCCTTTCGCCGACGACATAGCAGACTCTTTCCGCGAAGATGAATCATCAGACGCATCCAAATACCATCTATTTCAGGACGGCTCCTTGTGGCTCAAGACCAACGCGTACAGCAGCATATGGGCGGACGCTCGCGACTTTGCGGTCGAAATCCTCCTCCCGCGCATGACCCTATCCCGCATGGACGCGCAATTGCTCCGCGCTATCGAAATGGAAGATGCGGTTGACGGCGTGCGACAGGACTTTTTCACCGCTTTTGCCGGCGTGCTGCACCGCTCATGCCATATCGCGCATTGCGACGCTCGCGGACATTGGGACGCATTCACGCGCCAACTGGACGACGGTCAGCGCGAAATAATCGAATTCGGAGGCACAGAAACTGGCGAATCTGAGGGCCAGTCGTTTGCCGAAACCTTTAAGCGCGAAACCACCAACGCCTGAACCCATGAAATCCCATACCCCCGGCCCTTGGTTTGTCGTTCCCGATCCGCAATGGGAAGGCAAACATCCGAATCACGCGAGCCGCTGCATCTGCAACGTGCCTCAATTCGCGGAGGTTCATCCGCCAACGGAAGGCGAAAACGGCGAATGGCACGTTTTCCATGACCAGCACGGGAAAACCGTCTGTCTGATGACCGACACTCTGGAAATAAAGGCCAACGCGACGCTCATCGCTTCCGCCCCCGATCTTCTCTCCGCGCTGGAACGCCTCGCGCACCCTATGGCCGACGACGACGATCTAGACTACGCTCGCGAGGTCATCGCGAAAGCGAAAGGGCTTTAAGCTGCTCCGGTTATCCGGTAAACCCTTCCCGCGCATCAAATCCAACGAATAAAACTCTATCGCGCATCAAATCATGCATCCATTGCTTCTTTCGGCCCTGATTCAGATCGAATCTCACGGAAACGATCATGCCCGTGGCAAACACGGCGAACTTGGCGCGCTCCAGATTAAGCCGATTCTTGTTCGCGATGTGAATCGTATCATGGG